AGCCACTCACTATCCAAGTACTCGGACCTCATCATCTTCACCAAAACTCGATAAATTTCCAAGTTTGCAAGATTTGTCGCCTTTCGGTAGACCTTTTCTGCTTCCCAAGAGTTCACTCCGAGCATTTTGGCAACACCTTCCGCTCCGCCGGCCTCTTGAAACATTCCTTCAACTCCTCCCCTGTGCGTGGTACCCAACCCGTATAGAGAATCACAGTTGACAAGAACCTCCACTACCTGCTCGAAACATGGATGAAACCTCAACTCCTCCAACTGCATAACACAACGTATGGAATCATGGATGGGTAACCAACCTTGTCCACGTCTACGCTCATAGCTGACTATACTATTTAGCGTGCGATAAATCGATCTAACGCCAACATTAACACCATTACGAACAAAATTACGATGGTAGAAACGTTGACAGAAAGTAACGTAATCCAAGGAAACGCTAACCTTATCAGGATTAACTTCGATAAGGAATTCATTCATTATCTTAGATAAAACAACTCCATTCAAACCCGGTATACACCAAATCCCATCGTCACCTTGAAAGGTAGGAATAGCAACAGGACCTTCGACACCGAGACTAAGCACGGTGTATTCGTGAAGTATGTATTGAACTAAACTATCTATAAGGTTCGTATGGGTCATACCAGAAAATACGCCACGATTGCGGTTGATAAAGACGCCATAAGGAGTAATAAGATCTGCACTGTACATATACTCAGCACAGGCAGGAGCTAACCACTTAAACTCCTCGGTAAGCCAAAATTCAATAACGTCAAATGCAGCAATTATAAGTTCACGGTGAATTGACTTATCATAGCCAGAGGCATCAAAGCCTATAAATTCAAACTCTCCACCTCTGTTCTGAGCGAATAGTGAAGTTATATGAGCATCAATGGATTCTCTGTTTTTATTCTCGGCGAACTGTGGAAAATTTCGAAGTTCATTTAACACAGCCTTCTGAATTATGGCCTCCATATAATTGACGACATGAGAGATACCCATAGCTATTCTTTGTTTAGGATGAGAGGACATTCCGTTTGGCTGGGTTCTCATGAACATTATCGCGGGATAATTTCTGAGTTTTCCGGCTACAAACAATTCTTTAGCCAAATCTAAATAATGCAAATAAGCCTTCCTTTCGTCACCAAGTAAGCTATTGCCCTTAACGCAAAAAGGCGGACCAAATTGCGTGGACTTAGTGGTACTTTCGGCAACGAGATCCAGATTGATACCAGCGATCGAATCCGCAGGTAAGAGAGTTTTCACTCGCTTTGCGGCCTCCCTTAAGCGCTCAACGTCAAAAGTGTATTTCCGGTCTGGAATTCTTTTAAAATACTCGACTGGACCTGTCTTTACTACTTCGGAAAATGGAAGCCGAATTGAGTAAGGTCCAACTTTATCCCTTTGCGCAACCTCATAATCATTAAACGTAGAATAACTGTTGTATTCGGCACAATTGTCTAAAAGTTCATCACAAAGTTTAAACACACCATCACGTGGTTTAATCTTTTCATTATCTTTTCCGAATAAATAATTATTTAACAGGAAGTCAAATGGAGATCTATAGTCAATAGGCTGACCAGATGTAAACCTCCTCATTATGGACTTAACCCTCATATAACCGTTTTCACTAAGACACCATGGTCTAGTTTTCCAGTAAGTAGAGAGTTTTACGACCATACATCCATATACGTAAGAAGTTTTCATATAATCTTTAGTTTAGTTTGCTCTCATTATATAGCATTATTAACGTCACTCGAACACCATTTAAAATAAGATCGTGCTGCTGGATATAGCAACGAAATATGAAAAATTCGACAGGAGAGATTATAAAGTGAGGCTACGTCTATAATCGGAAACAATGAACAGATCCTGCCACTAATAAATTAGCAAAAG